AAACAATTGGAGATACGTTTAAGGTCACTACCGATTTCACAGTTGATGCGAAGATCACATATTGCAATGTGCAGCGTGATATAGCTATCTTTATACTGCCTGAAGGTCATCGTGAGTATAAAGACATCAGAGCTCATATTCCAAAAGCGGGAGCAGTTAAAGACTTCACTGGATACAAAGCCATTCTCAACACTCCTCGCAGAGTTGGAGAAAGTATTTATGTTGTTCAAAAAGTTTTGACACTCAATGCTGTAACATACATGGAAATTGAGAATGTTAAGAAGTTTGGAATTCAATACAATGGTCATCTTGAAGGAGCGGCTTTTGATCCAATATTGACAGTTCAGGGAGATTGTGGATCTCCAATTATTTTGATGGACTCTCAAAAGCAGCAGAAATTCATTGGATTTCATTCTGCTGCAAACGTTTATACTGGCTTTGGAACTTTACTTTATAGAGGAGATTTTGAATTTGCTCATGAATCGTCAAAGGACATTAAGATTTTGTCACATCAATGGATTCAAAGGACTGAAGAGCCAGATTACAAACTATTTAAAGTGTTTGGTGTGCCACATGATGGAAAACAATTGGTGCAACAAAATAGTCCTAAAACAACTCACTTATACCGATCACCTTTGCGAGGGTTCTTTGAGGAAGAGTTGTTTGAACCTGCAGTTTTTAGCAGAAACGATCCTCGTAATGTTAACAAAGTTGATCCTTACGAGGTTGCTATGGATAAATGGTCTCACGAACAACCTGTTGTTGATACAGTTTTACTGGAGCATGTTGCTGATGAGGTTGGAACTTACCTTGCTGGAAAAGTTTATGAGAAAGGACTTAAAACAACTGTTTTAACTAAGACGGAAGCTATCAATGGAGTTTCATACCTACCAGGATCAAATCCAATATATCGACATTCATCTGCTGGTTACCCATTTAAGCATTGGCCTGGAGTTGCCAAGAAGGAGATGTTTTTCGATCAAGGAGACGATTTGTTGTTTCGTATTTCAAAGAACGATTTTGGATCAAGACTAAATCAAGCCGTTGATGCTTTGATAACAACAGCAAAGCAAGGATATCGGTCAGCTGTGGTATTTAGTGGCTCACTTAAAGATGAACCTCTTAAGAAGAAGAAGATTTATGATGTAGTGGATTCAAGATCATTTGCGGGATCACCTCTTGATTACACACTTGCACATAGAATGTATTTTCATGGAGCTGTTGCTGCTTTAACATCCATCCATGATGATATTCCAATTAAAATTGGAATAGATGCTGCAT